GTAGAATATAAAAGATTTGGAAAGTTTCAAATACCAAAAGAACTGATACTTCTTTGTAAATCTAATCGTAGGATAATATTTAATATCGTAGATGATTATGGACCAATATGTAAATACATTGGAGCATTTTTAAAAATAAAGCAAAATTTAAAACATAACAAGGATGATAAAATTATCATTATAGATGATGATACATTATACCATCCAGACCTCTTTTATGAACTAATGGATGCAAAAACAGATGATAATATTACAACTGGTTCTGGATTCAATTATGATGAAAATAGAAATTATAAGATAGTAGAAGGGAAAACAGAAATGTGTGAAGGCTACGGGGGAATATGTTTCTCAATAAATCAATATGATCCTTTCATAATGTGGTATGTAAAATTTTATAAACATTTTGATTTTAAAGATGAGAACCCTGTATCAAAATATTTACAAGCCAGTTTCCTTGGAGATGATTTTATACTGAGTAACATTTATCCTAATAAGTTTGCGATTACACAAGGTCGTAAATATATTAATCCTCAACAATATGGTTTTAATAATGATGCTCTTCATCTCAATAATGTATTCGGTAGTAACATGGGATCATATAAATATTTACATGATAATATTGATGTATTAAATACATTCAAATTAAAATATAAGTTAAATAAAGAGATTAATGAAAATTTATAACGAAACTAATGTTTTAATTAATCACAATAAAGTTGAAAATGTAGAGCAAGGATTAGCAAAAAAATATATTAAACCTGAAGATCGTGTATTAGAATTGGGGGCAAGATATGGTTCTGTGTCTATTGTTACAAATCAAATCTTAAATGATAAGGAAAGTCACTATGTAGTTGAACCAGATGCATCAGTATGGAATGCTCTATCCACAAATATGAAAAATAACAATTGTTCATTTAATATTATTAAAGGAACAATATCACAAAAAAACTATTCATTAACAAATCCAAAAGATGGTTATGCTAAAAGAAGTATTATAAACAAGGATTCAACTATTCAATCATTTGAATTACCTGATGTTCCTTTTAATGTATTAATAGCAGATTGTGAAGGTTTCCTTGAAACATTTTATGATGAAAATGAAGATTTATTTGAGAGATTAGATAAATTAATCTTGGAATTTGATCATCCAGAACATTGTGATTATGAAAGATTAAAAACAGAATTTAATAAATTCGGATTTGTGATAAAAGAAGAAATAAATATTTATGGTTTGTATCATTATGTATTTGAGAAACAAAAACCTAAATTATTATTCTGTAGTTTATCCAATAGACCAATTTTATCAGGTCCTATGTTTAAAACCCTAAAATCATATTGTAATAGACATAATTATAAATGTATTCTTGAAAATGATGTATTAGATACAACACGTGCTCCCAGTTGGAGTAAAATAAAATTACTTCAAAGGGAAATGAAAAATAATCCTGATGTAGATACTCTTGTCTGGATTGATGATGATATATTAATAACGAGACAAGATATAAGATTTGAAGATTTAATAAAAGATTATCCTTACGAACATATACTTGTATCTGCCGATGTAGTATGGTCTCCATTCAATTGTGGTGTGTTAGTCGTTAAAAATGATGAATCTACATATGAACTTTTAGAATATATATGGAATATGTGTGATGAAGAAGAATACAAATATTTTAAACATAATGGTTTATGGGAACAAGATGTAATGGTTAGATATTGTCGTAATGTAAAACTATTAAATCCAAATCAAGAACTTCCTGTAACTATTATACCTCATAATATTATTCAATCATTTCATAGAGACCATGATTTACCTGAAAAACATAAATGGAAAATAGGACATTTCTCGGCACACTTCACAGGAATGAGTTTAGAAAAAAGAATTCAATATAGGGATGAAGTTTTAAATTATTTTGAAAAATAAAATATTATCATATATATAATGCCGAAAAAAGCAACGACAAGTAAATCAGTACCAAAGGTCTTAAAGGTAAAAGATGAAGCACCATCACAAAAGTTTGATGGCATCCATAAAAACCTCCCTGCCATGCCGAGCCTATTATTAATCGTAGGAAGTGTTCGTTCAGGTAAGAGTAATTACCTCGTTAATTGCTTTTGTAACCAAGACTTTTACAAGGATAAATTTGATATTGTTAAATTTGTGAGTACAACTCTCCATACGGATAATAAAGGTAAGATACTTTCAAAATACTTTGACTGCATGGATCACTACGAAGATAGTATTATTCAAGATATAAAAAAGTCCCAAGGTCAATATGAAAATAAAGAAGATCGTCCAACATATGCTCTTGTAATGGACGATGTTCTTACAAAAGACTTTTCCAGACAAAATGACGTATCATTTTTCTCCACAAGGTTTAGGCATTACATTGATTTTTATGTGATTGCGGTTCAGTCGTTCCGTGCAGTGAGTGGTATGATTCGTAATAACTCAACAGATGTGATCATATGCAAACAGCAGAACCAAAAAGAATTAGAGAAGATAAGCGACGAATATTCATCGCTTGTAGGAGGCAAAGATAATTTTATGAAAATGTATGAAGAAGCACACAAAGAAAGATATTCATTTTTGTATTTAAAACTCAGTGAAAATCCCGCACAGGCATTCATAAGGCACGAGACGATGATCTGGCCGACACGTGACTCGGAAGAAGTTGAAGAATTAGAGATTGAATAAATTATTTTTTTTTAATAAACATTTTTTATATTTATTATCATATAAAATGAGTTTAGACCTGTATGGAACATCTTCAAATGCTATCGCACAGGGTAATATGCGATCTCAACAAGTTCGTGATTTAAATGAACGTATTCAGCAACATAACACTGATGTAGCAAATCAAATTAGTGGTTTAAAAGACCAAGTAAAAAATACTCAAAGACTTCAAGAGTTTCAGCAGTCAGCACAGGCACTTTGGACTGCGAAAGGTATGCCTGATAAGGTAAAAGCATATAATGATTATTATGCTGATAAAAAAGCAAGTAACCCTACAACACAAAGTGAAAGGACTACAAGACAATCAGCAGAACAAAATGCTCCTGAAAATGACGCCACTACACCAGAACAAGCAAATGCCGATGCTCCTGCTGAATCATCTGCTGTAACAGAATCAGCAGAAGTTTCAGGGGAAGGTGAAGAAGCAGGACAACTTGTTGGAGAAGGAAGTAAATTAGAAGAAGGTATGGAAGCAGTCTCAAAGGGAAGTAATATAGCAGGTAAATTGGGTGAAGCGGGTGGAACGTTGATGAGTGCTGGTGCTGGTGCTATGGATCTATACGCAGATTATGAAGCGTCCAAAAAGGATGGACATTTTGAAATCGCTGGAAATAATGCTTGGGAAAAGGCAGGAAATATTTTACAGATTGGGGGTGCTGTAGGCGATATAGTTGGAACATTTTTCCCTCCTGCTAAATTGATTGGTGGTGTGTTAGATCTTGCTTCTGCAGCGACCAATGAAATAGGTGAAGGATTAGATGATAAAGCAGATAAAGATTTAAGTGCGGAGCAACAGCAGGAAACCCAGCAACAAATAGCACAACCCTCGGCGGAAACGCTTAAAACAGGAAGAGTTCAGTAAATTAAAATAAACTTTTTTAATTTTTTTTTTTTATTTTCTTTTATATTTAACATTTATAAATGTCTACATACTGGAGAGCGGATGATTCTATGAAAGTTGGTGAAACCAAAATCTCAATTCCAAGTGAAAATGGTCTTGAATACGATGCAGGGCAGAAGGTTCAATTCTTCATTCCACCCACAACGAAGTTTATGGATGGAAGAGAAACATACCTTGAATTCAATGTAAAATTATCCTTGCCTACTGCTGGAGGAACTGTTCCAACTCGTCTTCAATTAGATAAATGTACTTCAACTTTAATCAAAAATTGCCGTATTTATGATGGAACTCGTGGTAATTTAATTGAAGAAATAGCAAACTATGATTCTTATGTATCGGTAAAATATGATTATGAAAAAGATGCATCAACTGAAAATCTCCGTGCGTTACGCGAAGGTTGTTTAGTACAGACGACTGACAATCGTAGTGATTCTGGAACTACTAAAAATGGTTTAATGAATACTACAACCAATCCATATTTTAAAAGAACTTCTGGAAATCAAAATGCTTCTTTCACTAATGATGATTTTTTAACGGCAAAGGTATGTATTCCACTACATACAGGTATATTTTCAAATTCCCAGACTATCTTTCCACTTATGCTTACACAGGGTCTTTACATGGAACTTGATTTAAATGAAAGTGAAAATGTGATAAAACAATTAGATTCTGTACTTCGTGATAGACGTACTCCAGCAAATCCATTTTTCCATTCTCTAAATGGTTCATCAGTTGGTGATGATTGGGTAAATGGTTCATCAACTACGAGTTTCTTTGTTGATACTGACAATAACCTTGATGGTGCTGACCGTGTAGCACGATTTCCTTTTGTCGTAGGAGAAACCGTAAATTTCTGTTCTTCTGCTAATAATGGTTCCGCATCAACATTAAACGCTCAGGCACTAATAAGTGAAATCAATCTATCAACTGGTGCGAATGGAGGTAATGGTCTTATTCAGGTTACATTAACTTCTGCTATAACTAATACTGGTAGTGATATAGATCAAACATACGTTATGTATTCTACTGCTGTAGCAGGTCGTGATTCTTATGATGCTTCGTATAAGATTTCAAATATGAATCTTGTAGTATCACAAGTCCATTTAGATCCAGCGTATGAAAATGGTATGATGTCAAAGATTCGTGAAGGTGGAGCAATTGAATTTGATATTACTTCACTAACTAATTACAAACATAGTATTCTTGCGAGTGATCGTCAAACGAACATGCAAATCTTTGCGAATAATTCAAGGGCAAAATCTTTGCTAATTATTCCACAAGATAATTCTGTATATACATCTGCTGAAAAGATTAGTGGTTCGGGAACTTATGTCATTAAGGGAACTAACTACGCCAACGCAAGTGAAGCAACAAAAGACGATGATGATACATGCCTTGCAAGTAATCGTTCAGCATACACAGGAATCGTAGATGAACTATCCAGTATCCAGTATGTAATAGACGGACGAAGAGTTCCTTCACGTGAAATCTCTACGAAGAAACTTGCTACTACTAACTCAATTGACGCATTCCATTTATATGAATTAGAGAAATGTTTAGATTCGGCAGGTATTCAACCTAAATCATTCAGTGCTTTCCTTGAGAACTTTGTATTTGGAAGAAGTTTCTCGGCATCAGCACAAAATGGAGCAATGGACTTACGAGGACGTGATTTATCGGTTGTTCTTAAATATCTTGGTTCTGGAACTCCAACCAAGAATAAGATTTTCAACTCATACATTTTCCATTTAAGGAAATTAATCATAAGGGATGGCTCGCTTGAAGTGCAATTCTAATGACTTAAAAATAATTTACGTAATAATATTATGTAATGGAAATTCAAGACTATCCAAATTATTTAATATATCCAGATGGTCGTATTTGGGGTAATAAAACCAAAGGAAGAAAAGAAGGGTTTATGAAAATGAATATAGACCAAGATGGATATTTACGACTTGGTTTAACAAATGAAAACGGAAATAAAAAATTTAGACTTCATAGATTACTTGCAATACATTATATTCCAAATCCAAATAATTATCCTGAAATAGACCATATAGATGGTGATACATTAAATAATGATTTATCTAATTTAAGATGGTGTGATAGAAGTATCAATAACGGAAATAGGAGAATTTTTAAAAACAACAAATCAGGTTTTAAAAATATATCACAAAGAGAAAATGGTAGTTGGAGAGTATTTTATCAAAAATATAGAGTTAATAAATGTTTCAAAAGTAAAATTGATGCGATATGTTATAAGTATATCATTCAATTAAGGATAAAAGCAAATCATTACTAAACTTTTTTTGTTTATTTTTCTTTTTAAAACTTTTTATATATTATATTATAAAAAGTCAATGACATCGCGTTACATAGAGATCAGGCCCGATAATATTCCCAGCGACGGTAAAATTTCATTTAAGAATGGATTTCCTGTATTATCATTTACTATTTCGGCACAGGATGGATTACTTGATCCATCAACTATTCGTATAGTTGGTAATTTCAATGCATACAAGGATAACCTTACTACTCCTACACCCCTGCGCACGGGTGATAATGTTACTATGAATAACAGATTGGGTATTTACAATGTAATTGAATCACTAACTATTAGAGCAGTAAAATCCAAGATGATTTGTGAAAATATCCGTCATTATTCTAAATACCTAAATACATACCTTTCTCTCAATAGTTCTTTACAGGACCAGATGGGACACCTTGGGGAGACATGTTTGATTATGCCTAATTCTAAATCTTTCCGTCAATCTGTAATGGAAAGTCCTGCGAACTCTAAACAAACGAACTCTTTTAGTTTTCACGTACCAAGTGGGTTTATGATGTCTGGTAATATGATTAATTTACGTGATGATGGATTTGGTGGTATTCAGTTGGAATTTTTACTTCAACCTGATTCAAATGTTCTTTACCATGAAAATGGATCAAGTAGTGGTATTGGAGACGCACACTATGAACTATCAAACCTTAAACTATGCTGTGAAATCAATGATTTCACTGATCCACCTGTTGGTAATCAATCGCAGGGTGTTCTTGAATTTAATACAATTACTTCTCTTTATACTTCAATTAATTCAACGAACGCTCAACTTCAGTATAACCTTGCCCTTCGTAATGTAATATCTGCTTTTGCTACATTTGTTCCTGTTAAAAATATTAATACACTAACTGAAGACGGACAAGTTACTGTGTATCCATCTGGTAAGGATGCAAGTGATACTGAGCTCGCCTATATCAAAAGAGTTCAGTTCCTCAAGGGCGGATCTAAATTTCCAGCAGACTTTGATTATGTAAATAATATAGAAGACGATGCGAACTCCCAGTTGCCTGATCCTGAACTTGTGAGGAATTTGGTTGATGCTGTATCTCCTGAATATACCAGCGATAGGTTCAGTATTTCACCAGCAAATATGAATCGTGATTATTCTATGACACCATCTGTTAGTACTGATACTGCGTACAATCTAATTCCTGAAGGGGGTTCTGTAATGGGATTAGGTGTTAAGTATGGTATTGGTGGAGCAGGGGAGGATTTTAGTTCTGAGCAGTTTGGTATTTCAATTGAAAGCGAACTTAATAGAGATAGACCTATTGGTGTATATATCTTTGTAAAGGCACGTGCGCAGTTGATATTTTCACCGAACGGCGTACAACTTTTACAATGATAATTTTATCTATACTTTTTAAAAAATTTATTTTGAAATCATTTTTTATATATTTACATAGTATAAAAATGGCGGACGTGGATATGCCTCAGGATCGTGATGAAACAATACCAAACTTTCTTATGTTAAAACAAATTCCAGTAAATTATATACAACAGGTAGAGACCGATTTGTTAGAGAGCGTCGTTTTTAATCAGGGCGGTGCTACAACGGACGGATTTTGTAGATTCGTATTACAGAACAAGGGATTTTTATCTTCCCATTCAAAGATTTTCCTTGCTTTGAAACCTGATTCAACTATTACGGATGCTTATTTAGCACCTCATCTTGGTATAGGTCAGGTAATCAAGAAGGCGGTATTAAAGATTGGTAATAAGCAGATTAATGAGATTGATTCTTGGGCAGGATTGTACGGTGTTAAGTCATCATTAATCACCAATGAAAATAACCTTGAACGCGAACAATACCTCACAGGAAGATATTTGAATCACGATTTCAATTACAGTGATGGTTCAAAGGCACTTGCTGATGGATATGGTATTGATAATGGTGTTTCTAAAGATGGTACTGCTTTCAAGACTCCTTCTTGGGCGAAAATGGACGGAACATCGGCTGATGAATGCCCGAGTTACTCCATAGACTTAAGCGACTTGTTCCCTTTCCTCAAGGTTCATCAGTTGCCTTTATATATGATAAATGAACCTATTGCTATTGAACTTACATTCCAACCTACTCAAAAACACAGAGTACAAATTGCTTCAGGGCAAACTACTGAAAAATCTTGTGAAATTGTAAGAGATCAATTGAAGTTCTGTGCTGATTACATTTTCTATGGTGCTACGGATGAGATGGATAGATTCGCACAGGCAAATGGTGATTTGTCATTTTCTTTTGTTGATTACAGAGTTGTTGAACATTCTACGACTACTGCATTTCTTGGTGATGGTCTAATTAGAAATCTTGGTATGGCGAATCGCATAGTTCCACGTATTATTGTAACAACTACAAAGACTGGTGATAATGAAGAAACCCTACTCGGTCAATATAACGCAATCTCTCCTGAAGTAAATGCTTCTGGTGTTCAAGGAACATTTAAATACAATATCCGTTATAATGATAGATTTGAATTTACAAGTGATGTTGATAATACGGCAAGAATGTTTAGTATCTTTACGGATAGTGAATCAGTACCATTTGTAACTCGGGACGAATACAGTGATCAAGGTGTAGCAGGACAGATTACAGGTAATACTTTCCAAGGACGATCACAGAACACTAATCTTCAAGGACACTTTTTCTATATGGGTACAAGACTAACGAATGGCCGTGTAGGTCAGCGAGGTATTGAATTACATTTGACGAGTGGTGTCCCTGCTAATGTTGATTTACTTCGTTGTTATTGCGAGTACGTAAGAGTTGCACGTCTTGTTGGAGGGAATATGGAAGTTTATAATGCTTAAATATTAAAAATAAAATCTAAATATATTATAAATGGAAAAAACGATTAATGCGAGTGAAGTGATTAGAGACGCACGACCTGAAATTAAGAGCAGTACTGTGAGACAATATGAAGTACAACTAAACCAATTAAAAAAAATGTTTAA